TCTGCAAACGTAATCCATAAATGATTATTCTGGGCTGTTAAATCAAGGATCGCCTTTACTAAATCAATGCACTCCCTGACGTTTGCTTTTGGACTTTTAATATCCATTTTAGCTCCCTCTGGAACAACCATAATCTCAGAAGATCCTGCTCTCATTAGCTTTTCCTCTTCATACATACCTTCTATAACGTATTGCCCAAACATCTGGAACCTCATCCCTAAAGATGCCTCTGTTAACAGTATATTTATTGATTCATTTGCGGCGCAAATATCATGCGCTCCTGTTACAAAAAACTCATTCAGGTTATGCTCCCTATGAGTAAAAAGAAAAGGAATCACTCCATAGTTATGATCTTGCTCAAAGATAACGTTCCCATCTTGGTCGTATATCATATATTGGTTTTCATCCCAATAACAATATTGAAGCTTTGAAACGTCACTTATGTCATGAACGTTCTGGGTCATAGGATACGTTATTGCAGAAGGATGAAAAGGGTCGCTGTTAAAAAACGCATCAAAATAATATACAGGACTGTAATTAAAATGCGGCTGGGGAAACTGTTTAAACACTACCTGAGTTGCAATCGTTCCAATTAATCTAGTCATTTTTTCAATGTGCTTTAGCTTATATGGCTTTTTTGCAATCATTGAATCATACTCTTTATTTACATTTCTAGTAGCTCCATGCGTGTAGATCCTGCTCATTCTGTCAATCATTCTGCGAGTAACGTTAAACTCTGATACAGGAACTTCCCTAAAGGCATTTGCATTAAATCTGTCTTCAATGTACTGAACTGTATTGTCGCCTGCATAATAATCCAGCAGTCTATAAATAGACTCTCTCCTGTCTGTTGCATACAAAGTTTTTTGATTTTGTAACGATTCCTCAATTAATAACTGTGCTGTTTCAATCATAATTTTTCAGTCCTGTATTTTTGTTTACGAATAGGGAACCTTCCGCAAATGCCGTACCGCAAACTATCCGCTCCATGGTCATGCAGTCCATCTTTTAAAGGTTCATTATTCAATTTGCTACCCTCTTTATGCTCTGGATATCTATAACTTTCAAGGTCTTCAACTATTCCTGTGCAATTATAATTAATATGAAGTCTAATCTTTCCATCTGCGCTCATTATGTAACTTCTAACATGACTTATCCCTGATTGTATTGATCTACTGTATTTATCCCTTCTACTAATAACAGGCCAACCTGTAAGCTGTCTAAACAAATCAGCTTCCCCCATCCCTACAGAAGACTGCATTTGATAGCCTGCTGGATCACCAAATACTCTAGCAATCCTATAGTTTTTAGCCTGTATTGCTTCGCATAATTTAGATATCTTTAGGTTTTTTTCGTGTAAGATTTCATCAATAATAAAAATATGGTCTTCTCCCCTCTCCCCCAGCTTGCCTGTTTGGAAGAAAATACAGGCTGGCATACGATAGCCAAAATCCACGCCCAAATATACAGGAAGCATAGGATTATAAGGATAATTTCCTACATGCGTATTCCTTGAAAAGTCTCCATATACTCGACCAGAAAGAGCCGTAAATTCACCTTTAAATTCCTGATCAAACACTTCTTTCGTCATAGACTCTTTTGCTTCTATTAAATCAGGGTCTTTCTCTCCAAGAGGAAAGCTATGATGATTTTCCCACGATGGAGAATTAAATGAGTCCCACATTTCAGCTTTTTTAGCGTACAAAAAATACTCATAGAAAGCATCATAGCCTTCAGGTGTACTTATCATTAAGCATTTGCCTTTGGTATCTGAAAGAGTGGGGCGCAAATACATCTCAAATATTTTTTTGAGATTCATCTTGCTGGCTTCATCAATAATTATCAGGTCATTTCCTGCCCCAATAAGGGACTCAGGATGCTCTGCTGATTTTCCTTCTATTCTGGAACCCCATTCAAATTCAATATATTGGTCATTTAACGATTTCCGAAGCGTTGGAAGGTTATGCTTAATTATAAGGTCGTCATAGACTATCCTGAATATCCTCTCAGAAGTTGAATACGTTGGCGCAACAATCCATATATTTTTATTCGGCTGAGATACTAAGGCCTCCGCTTCTTTAGCCGCCGCCATAGACTTTCCCCACCTTCTACCACAGCAAGCTACAACAAACCGAATATCCTCCATTGCGCTGTGTACTTTTTGCTGTCCGGGATGAGGGTCATACTTCATAAACTCAAACCATTTTTGTTTATATGCCGATATATTAGTCATTTTTACCTATTTTAATTTACCTTAAAAATAATTTTAAATATTATTCATTTTTTTTCTTGCATCGTGTATATTAGATGTGTTATAATTGTTTTAGTTATGATACTAGAAAACAAACAACAGGAGTTAAAAATGAAAGACAATACTTGGAATCAACATACAATGAAGATAGCAAACGAGATTGGAAAAGCCTTCGAGTGGGCAGGCGTTAACGTTTTAAAGCATGAGCCATATACGCAAGGTTGGTTAGGAAACAATATTTATGGAGCATTTATTACAGTAAATGATAAAAATGGAGAGGAAACTGTTTTGCCAATTACTGTAAACCAGAGCGGCGCTATCTGCTACGAAGGAGGCGAAGAAGGATGGAGCGAGTTTGAAGTGTTAGGGCATTTAAACATGAGTCATGCAGAGCCTCGTGATTTTTTAACCATAAAAAGCTATGCAAGAACAATAGACTTTATTAAGTATTTTGCAGAGTTAGATGGCTTTGGACAAGATTTTATTTGCAAGAGGTCATAAGATAATGATAATTAAAGAGCTATTCCTAAACAGAGGCATTGACGTAGATGCTGAGGAAGTTATTGATGGAACAACCTACGGCCGTTCTCTTGGCTGTGGGTTGTCCATAGCAAGAACTATAGAGCTTATCAGGCAGTATGCGGATGGAGATTTTATTATTGAATACAAAGTTCATCAGGACTTTATTAAGCAGGATATTAAGAAGTTTGAAAAGAGGATAGCTACTTTAGTTAACTCTTGTGAGGGGTTAGAGGTTGTTAAAGAAGCACACAACAAAGTAATTAAAGGATATGTTTTTTATTCTAATTACATTACTGTTGTTAATTACAAAAGGGGTAAGTAATGCACAACACAAAAAAACAGCATAGTGGAGAATTTATCCGAAAAATTGGAGGTTGGGGTAAATACTATAAATATCTTAAAGATCAGAAAACAATCCGCAGAGAATCTATTAAGGTTGGAAGGAATGACCCTTGTCCATGTAATAGCGGCAAAAAAAATAAAAAATGTTGCAAAATAAATTAAAGAGGCAAGTAATGAAAAAAATATATAAAGACATTATTTTTGAGGGTAAGACATCTATGGCTAAGGAGCAGGGAGAAGAAGCTCTGGAAGCAGGTCAAGAGATTGAAAAGATGATCAGGCTGTATCCTATGATGCTCCAGATGCTAAGAAAGATTGAATACAATACTACAGTCGGAATAACTAAAGCATCAGGCCTTCCTTTTGATTTAAGTTGGCTTATAGAAGAAGCAAAGGAGATTGGCAATGATTCACAAGATAGGTAATTTCGTTGTATATTGGACTATATTCGGCTTTTTATGTCACTTGATATACTTTATATTCACTAACTAACTACAGGCGGCTGTAGGCTCACAGCCTTAGCTCCGCATCATAACTAAGCAGTCGTCTCATAAAAAGCCCTCAGATTTTTGAGGGCTTTTTTTATTTTTATTATTTGCTTGCATGGTGTTGTTATATGTATTAGGTTTGTTATAGTTATGACAAACAAATACAAACAACAGGAGTTAAAAATGAAAAAGTTAAACAGAGAAACATGGTTAAACCTAATGGCAAGATCTTTAAAGACTATGGTATTTAAGCCAGCAGGTATTGATCTAGATTTAAGAAAGGTTAAAATTAGTGTAGGATATCCTCCAAAGGGCGGAGCAAGAAAGGGATACAAGACTATCGGCGTATGTTTTGCTAGAAGGGCATCAGATGCTAACGTAAATGAGATCTTTATTAATCCATGCCTTGATAAGAAAGACGTTGGCAGAGTTGGCGGCGTACTTGTTCACGAATTAATCCACGCTGTAGATGATTGTAAGCATGGCCATGGTTCAGTATTTCGTAAGATGGCTTTAGCTTGCGGCCTTACAGGCAGAATGACAGCTACCACAGAAACCCCAGAGCTTGTTGAGACTATTAAAAAGATTGAAAAGAAGATTGGTAAGTATCCGCATAAGAAGCTTAACTATGAGATAGGCAGAAAGAAGCAGTCTACCAGACAGATCAAAGTAGAATGCCCTTCTTGCGCTAATAAAGCTGTTAGGTATTCCAATAACAACCTTAGATATATTGTACGCATGAGCAGGACTACTTTTGAAAAAGGTACTCCTTTTTGCGGCGTATGTCGGAGCGATATGGTCGAAGCGTAAAGCGTTTAAACACTCTGATAATTAAGCCTCACAGTCGTGGGGCTTTTTTATTTTAAAAACACTTGCACTATACATGTTATATGTGTTATACTCTTGTAGTTATGATACTTAATAATAAAACAATACAGGAGTTAAAAATGGTTGAAGTAAAAAAATATGAGTCTTTTAAATGCTTTCCTATGACATGGGAAACTGTTTTATCAGGTGCAAATGAAGATGAAATTTTCAAAACTGTTCATCAAGAAATTGCTGAAATGGAATTAGAAAGAAGAAGCAGAGATACTTTAAAAGAAAGATTTGCAAAGATAGACGAAACAAATAAATACAGATTATGTGATCTTGTTCATAGCGGAGATAAGATCTTAATTAAAACAACACCTAATGTTATATCTAGTTCAATAGTCTTAGAATATACTAATACAAAGTATGATGTCGAGCCTGAAACGCTTTCTATTAGAAACTGTGATGGTGCTTGGAGGATTCTTAATAATATAAATAATAGCCATAACGTTGAGGTTTTAGTGCAGGTATGGGATAAAGATGGTGAAAGCTGTGAGGAAGTTCCATTACAAAACAGCAGACCTTATGAATACAGATTAGAAAAAGGTGTTTTTAATTAATTAACAATAAGGAAACCAATCAAAAGAAGCCTCATTTTTATGGGGCTTTTTTATTTTACGAAAGTTCTTGCATAAGTGTTATAGTTGTTATAATATTGTACAGGTTATGATAACAATAAATAAACATAAGGAGTTAAAAATGAAATATCAATCAATAAAAGTATTATACGCAAACACAAACATCAGCTTAGACGTTATGATGGGATATGACAGGGCTGTAGAGCGCATGATGGTAAGCGAAGGCGCTTCACTTGATTATGATTATATTGATCAAAATTACAGTCAAGTATTTGCTATCTTTCCAGAAGGTGAATTTTTAGAACCTAATGAAGTATGTGAGTCTTTATTTAATCAGCTTAATACAATTAGCACAGAGGATTTAAAACAAAAGCCTAATTTTCTTGCAAAGTTTCTTCCTAACGACAAAGAATATACTGAGCGATATTTTATTGGCCACACTTCTATGAGCGTTGGAGACATTATAATAATTGAAGCTGAAGGAGCTAGAAGGATTTATTTTTGCGACAACTATGGATTCAAAGACATCACTATGGATGTTTACGTTGCAAGTGAAACGAAGAAAGCCGCTAAATACATGGAAAAAGTTGTAAAAGAAAATAAACAAGCCGTTTAAACAGCACGCATCCCTAAGAAAAAGCCTCGGAGAAATCTGGGGCTTTTTTGTTTATGTAACTCCCTGCGCCTGTTCTCTTTTTTCAAGCTCCTTAATCCATTCATCTCTAACGTTCTTTCTCTGTCTACCTGATGGAAGCATAGGCATCCCTACCTTTTCAGCCCTCATACGCAAATTATAGGCCTTCTTTCTTCTTTTAAGCCTCTTATCGTTATTATATGTCCCCTCCTGAATAGCCTTTACTCTTTTATTCTCTTTCCTGACTCTGGATAAAGGTTTATCATTTACAGGATTCCTTTCTGGAAGCTCAGTTGTAATAGGAACACTATTCCCTATATCCATTGCCTGACTTTCTTCTACTACTTCAGCTTCATCAATATTCCCTACTTTTAAAAACTTCTCGAAAGGGCTTTCAATCCTTAACGTTATCTTATCCTCTAACTTACCATAGTGCTTTAAAACAAGCGTGGCCGCCTGAACGTTTCCCTGAGTAGCCTCCCTTATCATAGAATCCACTACTCCGACCAAACGACCACCTGATATTTCCATAAATCTGGAATAAACAGCATCATTAAACGCAGGAGTCCTTTTATAGCTTCTTATTGTTTCCTCTGTACAGTTTAATTCAATAGAAGCCTCTTTTGTACCTATTCCTATCTTAGTGGCCATTAATTCAATAGCACAGCGTTGTCTTTCATTAAATGGCTTTAAATATGAAGGCAGTTTTAAGTTATTGCCCATATACCTCTCCTATATTCATTCTAATACCTATTATTGACGTTGCAGAATTTAATTTCATAAAAATCAGGTGTAAATGACGTTTAAAAAACAGATTTGCGACTGAGGGGATAGCACACATAGCACTTTTCCATTCACCCCCATACCCTCCTATTATACATATTGTTTATTATGTGCAATACTAATAAATAGACACTATCTCTGTATCTATTAATATATAAAGAGTTAGCAGTATTATGTAGTATAGTATGTAAGGTAGCTGGTATACATAGATACCTTTTATGTGCAGTTACAGCTACAGATGTACATTGCAAACACTTCCCTGACAGAGTGGTTGACCCATAAACCAATCCTTTTATCTGCTTACAACAAGAGATGACTACACCATTAGGATTATTAATTTGAATAAACTTTCCAATATGTTTAAGTGTAGCCATCATCTTATATCTTATTATCCTTGTATGCAAAGAGTATATATCCTGATCTATTACAGAGTTATCCACAGGCTTAAATAAGCCTAATAACTTTTTTTCTTTTTTGTTTTTATCTATAGTATTCTCTATAATATTATGTTTAAAGTTTTCTTTAAGGCTCCCATAAAATTATCTTTAAGGGTATTTAAAGTTATTTATAAGGCCATAACCCTTCAATGTGGATAACTTTCCTGTCATATCCACAGTCATTCTTTCCCTTTGCATAACGTACAAATAGCCCTCTTTAATCCATATGTTGGCATGTGGTTATACCTATTACATAAACCTGAAAAGGTACTCTCCCAGACGTTCTTACATTTAGGACACACCTTTAGCCTTCTTGATTCCTTAATATAATGATTACCATGTGTACCTTTCTCTCCCTTCTTCTTTCCTTCTACCTTCTCATTAAAGGCATCTATAACCCATTGTATTGTATTATGATCAGTCTCTTCCATCTTTCATATCCTTATGTGCAAATCCAGCGGATAAAGGAGATTCTCTAATATCAGGAGCTACTTGCTTACAGTAATTAGCTAAGAGAATAGCATCCGCAGTCTTTAACGTCACCTTCACATTAGGATATAAGCTTTGTGCTAAATGTTTTAAACGTGTTTTACGAGCCTTTTTATCTTTAGGCAAACTACCATAAGACTTCATCCATACTTGCGGCGTAACCTCCTTATATGGGACTCCTGATGATGCAAGGATGCCTAACCATTGGCCGTAGTTCATTCCAAACTTAAATGTACTTGCTACTCCTTGGTTTGGCATGCTATGAACTCTCTCTATAATACAGAAAGTGTTGATACAGTCCCATTTAGCGTTTTTAATATAATCAGCCATATCCTTAACTGTATCAGGACAAGCTGTAACGTCAATATGGCCATTCTCTATAATAGCAACCCCTCCATTAATACCTGAGTCTATTCCAATATTAATCAATGTCTACCTCCTTGTAATGTATATAACCTGATGATTCAACTACTTCATAGACGATGTTTAAACGCTCTCTTTTTGGCGAAGTCGTTACTGTATACTCATACATGGATAGTCCGCAATAATTAATTGATGGAGTCCCTGCATTAAGAAACCAGCTTTTCCCTACAGGTATTTTTAAAATAACTTTTGGTTTTTTCATGCTACAACCTCGGTGCAAATATTCTTCTATGTGGTTTATACTGTACTGTTATGTAATTACATTCCTTTAATTTACTGATCCAATTCGATACAGTAACATCTGTAACTCCATATTTATCTGCAAGCCAACCATTAGAGGCGAAACAAAAGCCATGCAACTTAGCCAAGCCACTTATTTCGCCATATAATAGTCTAGCACCAAGGGGCAACCTTTTGTCGTACCTCACTTTCGCAGGCACTATAACGTATGGTGCTTTTTTCATTCATCTAAAAGGGTGTGTCTTCTATCTTATACTTAGGATCACCATTTGGCAATGTTTGAGAGGCAATCCAATGAGCAACCTCTACATTACACTTACCAGACATAGAAACAACGATCTCTCCTATATACTGCTTAGGAACCCAATATACCTTTGTAGCTTCGTAATCATTAGGATCTCCTGTAAACGTAGGAGGCAGAAACAGTATAGCCTTTTCGGTTTCCTTACCTTTTGTCAGGTTGTTAACCCATACAAACTCATTTTCTGGGGGAGTACCCTGTTTAAGAGTTGATCTTTCTTTTGGTGCTGGCTCTTCATCTACAGGGCTAATACCTTTTCCCGAAAACTCTTCTTCTGCGATTCCTGCTAACCTTCCTGCAATATCCTTTGCTGTATCTGGCCTTTCTTCCTGAACAGAAGTTTTAGGGTGGGGATCAGGAACATTTGAGTGTGTAGTTGTGGTCGTTCCCGTGGAGCTTCCCCACCCTTTTGGTTGCCAATCTCTGTCAACGTAACCGCCATCATCAAGATCTGCCCAATACTTACCCATAGAGTACAAATCTCGACCTATCCCATAATGGACTGCGGCACGTTTAAACGCATCTGAAGCCTGCCCTTTTTCAGCATCTACTTCAGTTTCAATTCCGCAGTCAGTCTTCTCAGTTACTTTACCATCTGGCCAAGTCACCTTTATAGTGCAAAACATTTTGTCACCTGTAAAATTATATTCTCCACTCCAATTATCCTTACCAACAGCATAATCAAGCCTATCCATAACAAAGCGTGCATCTACATAAGCTAACATGCAAGCTTTTGTACCGCTCCTATTCTTAAAACCAACTCTAAACTGAACTCTATCTTTAGGAGTAGGCTCGTTTAAAGCGTTTATAACTTCTTGGTTTGTTTTCATTCTTATCCTCCTGTAGTTATTATAAATTTGTCGTCACGAGATTCTAAACTTACACCCTGTGGGACTTCACCTGTTTCTTTAATATATTTCATTATAGCTTTTTTATCAGGGTCATATTTAGTTACTACTCTTACTAGCTCCTGCTTATCTCCTAATGCTCTAAAAAACTCATCCCTGTCCTCAATTATTAATAAAGGCTGTTGCTTTCTGGCTTTAAGTGTACCATTAGGAAAGCTTATTGTCTTTACAGTAGGGTTTTCATTTTTTTTATGTAGAAAAAAAGCGTACAAAGTCTCTGTTAACCTGTCTATACGTTTCTGACGTTTCTCAATTATAGACTCTTGCCATTGTTTTATTTTATCAATCTGCTCTTTTGCTTGGCTGTTTATCTCGCTTATTCTTTCGTTTTCTTTTTCAATTACATGCAAGATAGCATCTACTTGAACCTCATTCATGTCCTGATCTTTGCTTTCTTCATCTTGATCAAACACACCTTCAGCAACTTCCTGATAATACAAATCAATGTCGTTTTTTACATCCTCAAGCATTGACCCTCCTTTAATTCTCTAAGTTTGTAAATAATAATCGTTGACCATTTGCATCTTCTCTCATTTTGTTTCTTGCTTGCATAAGCAACGCCCTTCTGCGGCTGATCACAGCTATACGTTCTTTTAAATTGTCTATAGTAGACTCTAGCTGGTCTGCTGTTTTAGCGTAAAAGAAACCTAATGATCCAGAAGCTATTGGCAACCCCTCATCTCTCAACAACCCAACTGCTTCACGAACAACTCTGTTATTAATATTGTAAAGCCTTTCGATTTTTCGAGATACAATCGGTTTAGCAAAAGAAGAATTAAGCTTTAAATACAAGCCTATTCTATCTTTCATTATGACCGCTTCGTTACTGTGATGCTTTCTGCTCATTCTCGGCCACGTATTTTTTCATGTACTTTTTGAGAACTTCATTCCCAGACTTATTATTAAGCTTGCAAGCAACCAAGAACTTGGTTCGCAACTCCTGATCAAGGCCAATTATCTGGAACCTATGATCTTTAGGAGGCAAGGTTATTTTTATAGCTGAATCTGACATATTACCTTCCTAATTAATTAATGCTATTACAATTACAATAAAACAAAATATAATTATATAGCGTGTTCCCTTATTTATGTTTACCTCCTCTAATAAAGCATCTCCAACAATAAAAAATAAAAAAGCTCCTATTGCGGAAAAGAAAAAAGAAAGCGCAAACATAAACAAGTTTGCAATTATTTCATATATTTGCATAATTCAATCTATAAACTGTTATAATTCTAATGCAAGTTATATTTAGTATAATTATGTTCTTGCATCTAATTGTTATATGTGTTATATTGACTGTAGTTATGATTTAATAAATAAAACAGTAGGAGTTTAAAAATGAAAAAACCAAGAGAATTAACAGTCAAGAAACTTAATAAGGGCGTTGGCCAGATGATCAGGTTACAAGACGGCAACACCAATATGGGTTGGGTCTACTTAGCATATCACCATGATGGCTCTGTACAGGTTCATCAAAAATTCCAGAGAGAAGATAAGTGGGAATGTGTTATGAATGTAAAAAGGCATAAAATAGGTTTTTCTGAGAATGATGCAATAAAAGTAGAAGGAGGTAAGTAATGACTAAAGAACAAAGAGATTTACTTATTGAGCTAGTAAGGGTAGAAAGAAGAAGGCTTAATAACGCTAAAAGATTGACTTATGTTTCTTATCATGAAAATGATGAATTGAACAAAGAAATAAAATTATGTAATGAAACCTTAAAATCTTTAGAAGGAGGTAAGTAATGAGCTACATACAAAAATCCAAAATAAAGGCTTTTGTCAACTCAAAGGGTGTAAGGATTAGCCCAGAGGCTTTTGATGGCATAAACAGGCAAATAGAGGGCTTATTAGGGCAAATGATTGAAAAGGTTAAGGCTGATGGAATGAAGACTTTAATGAATCAGCACACAGGGGCAAAAAAAGTAGCTAAGGCCTCAGGAAATAAATGTCAGCATTATCCTAAGTGCTGTAACATTAAGCCCAAGTTTCTCAAGCTTGCTAAAGACCTTCAGCATGACACTTATCAAGAAGCAGTAATCTTATCAAGGAAGGTATAATATGTGGGAGAAAATGAAAAAAATATCTTCTCCTAAAAGGTTAGAGGTAGATCGTGATAGCGTTAAAGCCCTGTATAAGAAAATGAAGAAAATGATGAAAGCTAATGGCGTTAGTACCAAGAGTTTTACTATGGCCGCATGTAAAAGAGAGATGCAGTTGCAAAATCAGGAAGAAGTATGGAGCAATGGAACTTATGAAGTTAACGTTAACAGAGAAGATGAAATTGTCCATTTAAGCCTGAAAAATTATCAAAGGACAACTGACATCCCTTGGCAACATAAACAATGGATTAAGAACGATATTATGGGGGAAGAATATGAAGCCTGCGAACTTTTCCCTGCTGAATCAAGGCTTGTAAACACAGCTAACCAATATCATCTATGGTGCTTCCCAAAAGGCCATATGAATTTTGGTTGGAATAAAAGGTTCATAAGCAACGAGACTCCCACAAGTCAACTTGGGACAGGCAAGCAAGACTTGCAAGAAAGATAGAGCGTTTAAACATCCCCATCTGGGAGCAAGGCCGCAGGAGGGTTTAGCCAAGCTCCCTTCAGGGGAAAGTTAAAATTCCTCTGTTACAGCCAATCCTATATTAAAAACATTATGAGCCGATTGTGTCATTTCCAATGTGTCTTGGCCAAATCTGGAAAAAATATGTTCACTCTCAGCATCTGTTCCTGTTGAGCTATTATCTATACTAAATATAAAAGGTCTATTATTCCCATCTGTTATATTCCAGACATTTCCTACAAAGCTTGTATCTGTGTATTCAACTGAGCCATATTCATCAGGCATTATATCATCATTTTGTAGATAGCTAAACTTCATGTCGTAGCCTAACCTGCCTCCGTGCATTGCGTATTGATTAGAGCCTAAAGAAAAAGGACTTCCTGCAACTCTCCCAAGGCTTGAAGTAGACGTATATCTTTGACCCCCTAAGGACTCCTGTATTTTAGTTTTATCATACTGAATAGATCTTTTAATATTTAAATCTGGAGTGTGAACCATGTCATAATAACGGCCTGCCATAACAGAGCCTATTTTTAATGCTGTGCTACTAAAATTCCCAGCATAGCCTTCAAATTGTATTCCCCAATATCGTAAATGACTTCCTGTAAATGTAAATATCGTACTTCCGTCTGCCGCTGGAGTAATAACATTAGATGAAATATTATCTGCATTTACTATTTCCGAAACGCTACTTACAGCAGTTGCGCTTCCAAAATCTACCGCTTCAACATGAGCTTTAGTATCTGAAGCAGACACCCTGATCTTTGCAGTAGCTGAACTTATATTATGGTTTAGTATAGCAATGTAATTAATTGTATGACTACCAAGCATATCTAATGTAATTACTACGTGGTCGGCTTGTGTTGTAGCATTTCTATTTGTATTAAAAGTTAGTTGATTTAAAGGCCTTAAATCAAACAAGTCCATCTCAACTCCTCCATTACTTGCAATGCCTGTTAAGTCGTTTCCGCTATTAGTGGCTTGAATATCGTAGTTTCCGTTTTGAGAAACTCCCCTTGCTATATTATATGAAATTAAATCTGTGTAAAATCTTGGCTTTGAGATATTCATATTGGCCATTATAAGCTCCTTGCTTTAATAGATAATTTTCCTAACGATCTACTTGTATCAGTAATTATAAATTTTAAGTTATTCCATGTATTATTTGCTAAAGGTGTTTCTGGGTACATGTTATCTTCATCAAATTCAATTATTGACCCTACTTCAATAGGGTCTAAGCTAGAGTCAACCCATTTTGCTGGATTAACAATGCTAAAACTTATTTTTAAATAAACATCTCCAAATAAAAAATTTCTGTAAGCGGCAAAAGAAACATTTTTAGACTCATTTGTTGGGTCTGTGTCTCCTACTCCATTTGTACTAGCAGTTGTTACGAGCATGTCTAAGTTAACATTCTGAATGTTCTCTTTTTCTTGAATGTTATATTTTTTTCTAGAAGCTGAGTTGACAGCAGTAACTGTATTATGATATGTTTTTTTAGCAGGATGAACATTATAATTAATTACTTGTTTTGTTATAATATCCGCAGGACTAGAAGAAGTTATGTTCATTTTATCTATATCATATTTGCTAAGAGTTAAAACGCTAGTTGGTGTATTTGGAATATGAATATATTGAGGCTGATTAAAGTCCCCTTGTTTAAATCTAAATATAAACTGCCCTTCAAATTGAGCCTGCTCTAACACTTTTTTTAATAATATTGGCTTATGACACCACCATCGAATTTTCCAATCTCCTCTGGAGCCGTCTAAAGCTTGGTAGCCGTCAATGTCTGTGTCCGCATTTGTTGCAACATCTATACCGCAAAACTTATTTAGTAAATCTAAATGAGCATCATGGACTTTTTCAACATCTCCAGATTCTCCTGTTGTGCTTTTAGAAAGTCCGTCAGCATTTGTATATAGAAACTTTATTGATTTTATTCGAGCAGAAGCATCAGTTGTGTCGTTAAATCTGTCAATTTTAGCCGTGATTGCAAGGCGCACATCATAAACAGTTAAATCACTAAAAATATTTGAACTTACGGTGCCAACTCCATCTACTCCTGAAGTAACAGACCTTTTAAATCTTATAGAAAGACCGTTATCATAAGGATGCTCAGAAAACTCTGTTGCTGTAGCAGAACCGCTTGTAATACTTGTTCTTTCAGAAACAGTTACGCCGGGGCTACTATCGTGACCTGATGCAGTAACATTTGCACTTCCTTCTGTTGCAAATACTGTACCGTCAACTATGGTATCTGCAACATCTCCTGTTGCGTATCTGCTATTATTATAAACAGCCCACGAGTTGTTATCTATACCAGCATCATTTCCATTTATTGCATAATATCCTGTCATTTTCCATCTTACCATTACCGTCATACCATAATTTTCAGATGAGCTTGTAATGTCTGGAGGATCATCCATAGCTGGAAGATTAAATATATTATCTTTAACTACTGTATTTGTTGCGTTTAAGCTATTACCAGCTATTGATAAAGTTGCTCCTGTATGTGAACTTGTATGATCAATGTCTCCATCTACAAGATTTGTCGTAGATGAAAAAGTTTTAGATATTGCATTTGTAGGCTTTAGTTTAAAATGTCTTTTTAAATCAAATTTAGTTTTTTGAGCAAAACCACCTTCATAGCTTTCAGCATCTCCATAATCTTTTAAAGGAATAAAAGAATCTAAGCCTTCATCATAATATCTTAATTTTCTGTCGCTACTACCAAAATCATAGGGCAATAAAACTTCGTAATAATATCCTGTTCTATCTACCTCTACAGGAAATACATTTTGTCCTACTCCAGAAGCTGTATTTGGGAATTTTAAATTGTTTACATAAGCAGTATCAGTAGCAGTTAAATCCGAGTTATAGTCACTTGCCACTCCATCATAAGCTCCGTAAACAACAGGAAAATATCTATTTGTAGTAGTTGTCTGAGTTTGAGGAATTGAAATATTATCCCAAGGTCTATGACTAACCATAGAAATCTTTACTATATCTCCAGATAATGAAATATCACTAACTCTAAAAGATGCAATTAATGTTTTTGCCTGATTGTTAATTACGCTATAAACGTTAGCAACTCTATTTATATAACTATGAGTAACAGTTAATTCTTGAGACACTAAAGCGCCTTTGTATTTAAAATCAGGAATTGTAATAGAAATATTGCTTGATTTACTTACAGACTTTTTAAGGTCAATAGATTCTCTAATGCTTGGAGTGTTTATTATGACTCCATGATAAAATGTTCCATTATCTGTATAATCTGAAAAAGCTAATGGTAAAAAATTATGCCAATATATTTGAGAATTATTATCATGGTCTCCTAAAGATGTTCCTAACTGCGCTCTAGCTACAGTAAGAATATTTGAAGCAGGCATTTCTTCTATTAATATTACTTCGTTGTTAATTTTTAAAAAATCACCTACTTGAAAAACACTACTATCATCAACAGTCAATGAAACTTCAGTAGCATCATCGTCAAAATTTGAATCATTAATTAAGTTAGGGCTTCCATCTGCTTGTTTTACAGCATCAAACCCCCCATCTCCAGAACCTTGTGCATCTCCATTATAATAACCTAATTCAAAAAGCCAATTTTCTTTTATGTAAGAGGATTGTATTTCAGGAGGATAGGCCACCTATGCTAAATCCATTTGCTGAGCTTTTTGAATAGCTGGAAGAATTGTATCTAAAATAGTTTCATCAACTAAAGGAGCAGATATGTTAAGAGTTATACCACCCATTCCTCCTGCCAGATTTTCCTGTTGAGCTTGATTTAATATAAGCTCTCCTGCTGTTGCTCTTACAGGAACAACATCCCCAAGGTTAGGATCCCCTTGAACAATACCTCCTTGAGCAAACTCTTGAGCCTGTATAGTTGCAACTTCTATAGCACCAGCGGCGGCAACTAAAGCACCTGTGACTATGCCCAATACCCCCTCTGTTTTTAAAGCATTTGTAACACCTACAGCAGTATTAGCAATAGCTTCAGCAATCATAAGAGGCTTCTTCGCTTTGTTTAAGTCTCTCTCTTGTTTTGCGTACTTTTCTCTAATATTTTGTATGCTTGCCTGTTTTTGCTCTTCACTTAAAGCCATTCTGCTTGCGTAATTTTTATTAATTTCTAAAATTTTAGCTCTTTTTGTTTCTTCATTAAATGCAGACTCTAAAATAGCTTTTATTTCTGCTTTCTTTTGATCTTCTAATTCTTTATGAGTTGCTAAAACAGCGTTTATTTCTTTTTGCCTCTTGTTGTCAATGTTTTGCATTTCGTAAGAAGTGTACTGATCAGAGAGGTTCATTATTGAATCTGCCAAATCTTGATAACCTGACAAGGTATCATTTATTGCCTCAGCCTTCCCTGCTATCATCTCCTCAAGGCTTTGCCCTATTGTTTCTGAGGCATCAGTTACTACAGGGACAACATCTTCTATCCCCTCAAATTCGACCTTCATCTTCTTCATTGCTAAAGCGGCTAAATCAGCGGCGGCTTTTGCCTGATCTAAGAAAATTGGTTTTTCATTAGACATGACATCATCAAAAACTCCCTCAGGTGCTTGAGATAAGTCAAACATTAAAAGTTGATAAGCGCCAAGCTGTTTATTTACATCTTCAAGGTTATCGGCTGTGTTTTTTGCAGTCTTTTGAACTTCTTTTAATTTTTTATTAAAATCATCTGAATTATCCCCAGAAGACTCAAATGCTCCTGTAAGCTTTAATAATTCCCCAACGACTAATCCTGCCCCAACGACAACAGCGCCCCAACCTGTTTTTATTAATGTTGCTTGAAAAGCAACAGTTTCCATTTTTGCTAGTAAAACAGCTTTCCTGTACGCCTTAACAGCTATTGTGACTCCTGCTATACCTGTGGCATAAGAAGCTACGGCTCTAATTGTTTCTTCATCAATTTCATTTGTAAACTCAGTAATTCCGTCTATTGTTTCCCTTAAAGGCCCACCTACAAACTCAAACATCCTTAAACCAAGGCCTTCCATTGCGCTATTTAAAAGCGTTAAGCTACCATCTAAATTATTTAATTGCACCTCTGCCATTTCTTGAGCGGCTCCTGCGGCATTGTTTAAACTTTTTGTAAGAGTGTCTGTATTGCCTACACCGTCAAGCAAAATCCCAAAAGCAGAAATTGCCCTTTGACCTACAAGATCCTTCATTTGCGCCGTTGTCAAGCCTGCTTTTGACAACTTATCAAAAGCTTTTTGCAAGTCTTCAGAGCTTTTTACAGGAAATCCTATTTTTTCGCTTAATTTAGAACTTTCATTACCAAGCTCAAGCAATATGCGCCTTAATGAAGTTCCTGCCATAGAGCCAGAAATTCCAGCGTTTGCAAGTGTTCCAAGCATTGCAGTCGTACTCTCAACGTTTAAGCCTACTTGCTTTGCTACAGGAGCAACGTACTGCATAGAATTTGTAAACTTATCCATGTCTAAAGCTGAGCGGCTAAATGACTTGGCCATCGTATCGGTAACTCTTGACGTCTCTGAGACATCAAGACCAAAGGCTCTTAATGTTTGACCTGCTACAAGTGCAGACGTGGCTAAATCAGAACCAGAAGCAGAGGCAAGAGCCAACGTGTCTTTTGTGACTCCTTGAATTTCCTTGCTTGAAAATCCCAGCTTTGCAAATTCAGTTTGCAATTCAGCAACTTGAGAAGCTGTAAAAACAGTTGTACTCCCTAAGTCCCTTGCGTTTTTTTCTAAGGCCTGAAGCTCTTTCCCAGAAGCTCCTGAAATAGCCGCAACATTACTCATGTTCTTTTCAAAGTTTCGGCCTACGCTTACTACTCCAGACATGGCTTTCATTGTTCCATATAATGCCGCAGTAGTTAGTCCCAAAGAAGCAACCATACCTCCAAGGCTTTTAGAAGCATTGTTTGTGGATCCCTCAAGCCTTTTAGTCCTGTCCTCTAATTCAGAGTATTGCTTTTTTAGTTTAGCAATGCCCTTTCCTTGAAACTCTATTACTTGCTTATTTGTTGCCACGCTTTTTCATTCTCCTAACCTCATGCTCATTTATTATAGACTTAATTATGAAGTGCTTTTCAATCCATATTTTAGGTGTGTCTCCATAACCCCCTGAATATGGAGGTGTTCCTGTGTCTTTTGAATAAGTATAACGCTTAATGTCACTCTGGAATTTAGCATCAAGAAAGTTGTTTATATTTGAAAAAAAAGGAATTTGAGCGTATGTATCTAAATAAGCACCCCCTACGCTGTTTTTATTGTGCCTTACAGACTCATGGTAAACCTTTAATAAATAAAGGTTTAATTCTTCTTTTGTGTGGAAGGTTACTGATCCCTCTCCAGAGATAACTGACCTTGCTGTATATGGAAACGCATTAAATTCTGGCCTATCATCAGGTGCGCCTAAAAGGCTACAGACAGCGTTAATGCCTAAGGATAAGCCTTCTACTCCCCCAACGTCTGGACTTCCTGTATAAGGTTCATTAATTCGTCTTTTTCTTCTAACGTAAGCTCTTTTACGGCACTATCTACAGGCTTGTTATTTACTTCTTTATAACTTTTAAAATCTCCACCGCCTAATCCGTATCGAATCCATTGAGTGCGAGCCTTTGAAGAATTACGTATTGTTTTTATTGAACCATCTTCAAAGATAACTTCTGGAATGTCTGTACACTCATCTATTTGGTCTACTGACATTTGTTTTATTTTAACTTTACGCCCTGATTTTAACTTTTTATCAGTCATATTTCCCTCCGTTTAAACAGTTTCTATTAAGTCATTTTAAATACAGCAAGGTTTGCATCTCCGTCTGTTCCTGCTGTTGCCATGAAAGGAATCTCAACAAAAATCCCTTCATCAGCAAAGTCAATATTGTGACCTGTCATTCTTGCATTAGGGATATTAAACTCCCAATTTGAGCCATCATTTAAAACAATAGCATAATTTGTATTTGCTTTCCAATCTGCCAAAGCATCGGCTGAAGTTGCCTCATACTTAACTGTTATTGTTCCAGAAATATCATATCTGCCTGCCCTATTGTAGCCGTCAGCCTCTGCGCTTGTTCCTTGCCATGCAACCCTATTTGCAGGATTTGAAATTGTACAAGAAAAAGCAGATACAGTCATAGAATGTCCTCCTACTGTCATAGTCGTAAAGTCAAACAACCCTTTCTCATAATTAACAGCAGTTGTTGCCCCTGTCACACCAGAGTCTTTAACGATGGGTTTATATCCGCTATAAAATTGACCTGAAGCGTGTAAACGCCCT